AGATCGTGGACTCTAGCGCAATGTTGTGCTGGGCTGCTAAGTGGCTGGATCAAGAGGATGTCATGTTCAGCAGCATTATGGGTGGACGCAAGAAAATGCTACAGCGCATCCACAAGCTGCTGGACGAGGCTGACGCAGTAGTCCACTACAACGGTTCTAGGTTCGACATTCCTACGCTCAACAAGGAGTTCCTTGAGGCAGGGATGCCGCCGCCTAGTCCGTATGCTCAGATTGACCTTCTGAAGACTGCACGACAGCAGTTCCGGTTCCCGAGCAACAAGCTAGACTATGTTGGTCGTGCTCTGGGACTGGGACAGAAAGTGTCTCACGAAGGCTTTGAGTTGTGGATCAAGTGCATGAACAAGGACAAGGATGCCTGGACTCGCATGCAGGCGTACAATGTCCAAGATGTTCTGTTGCTTGAGAAGGTGTACAAGCGGTTCCTGCCTTGGATCAAGAACCATCCTAATCGCGGTGTTCACATGGACACCGATCATGTTTGCCCTACTTGTGGGAGTCACAATGTCCAAAAGCGAGGTTATAATCACACGAAAGCAGGTCGATACCAGCGGTATCAATGCCGAGACTGTGCAACTTGGTCAGCAGCTAAGGGAACAATTAGTGAGTCGAGGGATACTCTCAGACATATCGTGTAAGACCTGCTTCTATGGGCCTGTCAAGCAAACCATGCACCGTATCTGCGACACCTGCTTCACGCTAAAGGGTACGCAGTACGAGAACTGGGTTGACAAGAACATATACGCTGAGACAACTAAGGAAGAAGAACAGAATATGGATGCTATTAGCAAGCCAGTTCATTACAACTACAGCACGGTGCAGCCCATTGATGCTATTGAGGCTTGGAAGCTGAATTTCAGGCTCTCCAATGTCATCAAGTATGTGGCTCGACACCGACAAAAGAATGGCCTAGAGGACTTGAAGAAAGCCCTCTGGTATCTCCAGCGGGAGATTGATAAGTATGACCCTGACGTTCAATGATTTGAAGGATCGTCTGAAGGCTCTGGATGAAGTAACGCTTCTGGAGCTTTTAGACCTGAAGAGCGAAGACATCGTAGATCGGTTTGAAGACCTGATCGAAGATAAACAAGAACAACTAGAGAAGGAATTTTAATGACTCCGTACCAAACCTACATTGCCAAGTCCAGGTATTCCCGTTACCTTGACGACAAAGGCCGCCGTGAGCACTGGCCTGAGACAGTCAATCGTTACTTTGACTTCATGGAAGGACACCTGAGGAAGAAACACAACTACCTCTTGCCTACCGAGCTTCGCAAGGAACTGCAAGATGCTGTGACGAACCTTGAGGTTGTGCCGTCCATGCGTGCAATTATGACCGCAGGCGATGCCCTGGATCGTCAGAATGTGGCCGGATACAACTGCTCGTACCTGCCCGTTGATGACCCTAAGGCATTCGATGAGGCAATGTATATCCTACTCTGTGGTACAGGGGTAGGCTTTAGCGTAGAGGAAAAGTATGTCAATCGTCTGCCGGAAGTTCCTGATCATTTGTTTGACTCTAACACTGTGGTGGTCGTCAAGGACTCTAAGGAAGGCTGGGCAAAGGCTCTGCGACAGATTATTGCCCTCCTGTATGCCGGAGAAGTACCTAAGTGGGATGTATCCGCCGTACGTCCTGCTGGGGCACGCCTTAAGACCTTTGGTGGTCGAGCAAGTGGCCCGGAACCGTTGGTGGAGTTGTTCCGCTACACTGTCGCTAAGTTCAAGACAGCCGCTGGTCGTAAACTTAACTCGCTGGAATGCCATGATATTCTGTGCAAGATCGGGGAAGTCGTTGTGGTTGGAGGGGTACGCCGGTCTGCGATGATTAGTCTGTCTGACCTGAGCGATGACCGTATGGCTCACGCTAAGGCAGGCAACTGGTGGGAAGGCAACGCACAGCGTGCATTGGCCAACAACTCGGCAGTCTACACGACCAAGCCCTCTGTTGGTCAGTTCATGCGTGAATGGTCTGCTATTTATGAATCACACTCTGGTGAACGAGGTATCTTCAATCGGTATGCTAGTCAAGCTCAGGCAGCACGCAATGGTCGTCGTGACCCGAATCAAGAGTGGGGTACTAATCCCTGTAGTGAAATTATTCTACGTCCTTATCAGTTCTGTAATCTTAGTTCTGTCATTGTGCGGCCTAACGATGATTACGGTTCTCTTGAGCGTAAAGTGCGTCTTGCAACTATCCTGGGAACTTGGCAGTCAACACTTACGAACTTCCCGTATCTTCGCAAGATTTGGCAGAACAACACCGAAGAGGAACGATTGCTAGGTGTGTCGATGACGGGTATCCTGGATAACTCGTTGCTGAACAACCCTGACGATCCTCGTCTACCTGACCTTTTGGAGAAGTTGAAAACTCATGCTGTTCACACTAATGCTGTTATGGCTGACGCTATCGGTATCAACCGGAGTGTTGCTATCACAGCTATCAAACCTGAGGGTACAGTCTCCCAGCTCACGGGCACTGCTAGTGGTATTCATCCTCAACACGCTAAGTATTATATTCGTCGGGTTCGTTCTGATAACAAAGACCCTCTCACTGACTTCCTGAAGTCTCAAGGGTTCCCGTCAGAGCCTGACTTCTATAAGTCTGACAGCACGACAGTGTTCAGCTTCCCTGTGGCTGTGGCTGACGGTGCTGTGCTGCGTGAGGACTTGGATGCTATCAAGCACCTGCGTCTGTGGCTGCTGTATCAGGAACACTACTGTGAGCACAAGCCTTCTGTGACCATCTCTGTTAAGGAACAAGAGTGGCCTAAGGTTGGTGCTTGGGTGTGGGACAACTTTGACAAGATCACTGGTGTGTCTTTCCTGCCGATGGACGGAGGAACCTATCGACAGGCACCGTATGAGGAGATCGACAGTGCGGAGTACGAACGCCTAAAGGCCGCAATGCCTGCGGGGATTGACTGGGATGCTTTCGTTGAAAGGACTGACAATGTAGAAGGAGCACAGACTTTGGCCTGCACGGCTGGAGCCTGCGAACTACCGTGAACTTTATCCTACAGTTCAGGCTCGGTATCGGCTTCGACATCGAGCACAATGAGATCAACCGGTACTGTATGTTAGACGAGGAAGGCAAAGAAGAAGTTGTTTGCTTTGTTGGCCTAATCATAAAGATACCGTTCATTGAAATCCTGATCGGAGATTTCTTCACGGAATAAAAAAAAGCCCCTGTCAAGGAACCTTTATAGGAACCTTGCAGGGGCTTAATTATTTGATGGACGGCTTAAAAGGATCGGCAGTTATGTCAACAAACTGATATGTTGGATTTTTATCTTGAGCCTCTCGCTGTCCCCGTAAGAAATCGTCTCTTTTTTGAGGTCTTATTTTTACATCTTCCGGGAGTCCCTTAAACTGCTCCATCAAAATAGCAAACTCAGTTGCGAAAGAAGGGTCTAAGTGTGGGTTATCTGAAGGGTTAATTGCTTCTTGTTGTTGTTTCCCTCCTTTAGTCATTCTTCCGACACCAAATGCCTGTAATTCAATAGGACTTGTTCGATAAAAGTCCCAATTAGACATCTTTCCAGACGCGCCTGACGGTTTATACATTTTGGCTATTGCAGCATCCAGATTTTCTCTACTTTCTTTATCTTTCTTTCTATCCGAATGTCCAATAGTACTGAATGAAGAGCCGTACATTTTTCTAGCATTTTCTAAGAATCTTTTTTCTTCATTAGAAACTTTTTCTTTATTCCTAATTTTAGTCTGGATTCTACTAGCAGCGTCAAAAAATAACTGATGCTGTGCAGCGTGTGACATCTCGTGACTTAACGTAGATACAGCACGCTCAGGGTTTCTCATTAAACTTGGATCAGGCGCGACAATTCTGTTTGTATCTGTTTCATATTCTCCAGACGCGGAGGAATACGGGCTTCGTCCAGACATTTGAGGAACGGCCCCGTACTTAGCTAGGAGTTCATAAATACTACTTGGATCAAATAAGTTTGCCATGTTTACCTCAATAATAAAGATTCAGCCTGTCTACGCCTAGTCAATCCTCTGAGCACTCTACCGGCTGCTTTGTCCCACTTGAGACACTCCAGCGCAGCCTCTTCCCAGTTCTTCTCGTTGATCCTCTTCCTGAAGGTACTGATACGAAGGTTACCCAGTCCACAGTTGTATGCCCATGACAACACAGCAGCCTGTCGCCTGGGTGACTCATCCTTCAGACCGGGGCAGAGCTTCATCACTCCCACATAGAAGTACTCCATGTGCTCGTCTAAGCCCTTCTCGCACTGCTCCATAGTCCAGATTGTGTCTGGATTGATGTCAGGGCCAGTAGAGCCATAGCCGATAGTCCACGGGTGTCCGCCTGTGCCCGGATCAGGATACGCTTTGACTCTACCGTCAGGCAGAACCTTAGCGCATCCTTCAAAGGGCTTGACTAGAACATTCTTACATAGTTCAATTGCGGGGTTCACGTTTCTCAATGCTCCGACCAAGGAACCAGAATGTCAGAATCATCATCAGCATACTGAAGTCATCAGCAGTCCAGATTTCTTGCATGACCTGGATAGCGGGTAAACCACTATTGACAGCATACATGATGGTGACGATCTTGACAGCCGTATACAGACCGAAAAGCAACCAAGTGATACCGGGACGAACCAGAGCAGAGATAGAAGCAACCCACTTGTAAGCCTTCTTATCGGCTTCGGCTTGCTGCTTGAATGCTTCTCCGATAGCGTTTACTTGATGGATGCCGTAGTCGATGTACCTTTCTTCCATGCGGTACTCACCCCGCATCTTCTCTAGGTCAGTCTGAAGAGAGAACATCTTCAGTTCGTGGCTTCGTTCGTCTTTGCGGTCAAGCCACTTCAGCACCTCCGGGGCCAGCCGGAACAGGCCACCGAAGATACTACCTAGAAGACCGCCTCCTAGCATTTCAAACATCAGCGTCCTCCTAGTGTTTGCGCCATGCTCGGTACAAGGAATGCACTGGTAAAGGCTTGACGAGTACGATCATCCATACCAGAAACCATGCTCTTGACAAACTCAGTCATCTTGCTAGGCGGGATGTTCTTAGTCATAAACTCTGCCATAGCAGGAGGATCAAGCATAAGCTGAGTCATCTTACGATTAAACTCTCCTTTGTTGCCTCTCTGAAGAGCATCTAACGCATTGTTAAAAAGCGTAATGGTTGAAGAGAGGAACTGAGGGGCACGAGCCTCTGGCTGAACCTCTGGAGCCGCTCCCGCGCCTTGACCCCGCTCTGCTGCACGGGCCTTCCGAAGAAGGTCTGCACGAACAGAATTAATGGTTGACATCTCGGTAGGAGTCATCAACTGATTAAGACGCTCATATCGAGGAATGTCAGTACCGGCACGCTTGATGGTTCTAGTGGCGTTATTAACAGCATCAGCAAAAGCACCTGCTGCTTCAGCATCTAGTCTCGTCTTCAAACTATCTGCCAGTTCTTGCCCAACACGCATACGATCAACCTTACGGCTGTAGTTAGCGTAGGTGTTCAAGTACTTGCTCCACAGACCATCAGAAGACTTGTCAAAAGCAGCATCAATAAACTTCTTGATGTTTCCTGCCACCGCAGCTTCTTGTTTCTCTAGTCCACCCTGTAGCGGTGCTTTTCCAACTTTTGCCAATGCTGCCACAATATCACGATTCAGTTCCTTTCGGACATTCTCGTACATGTCACGGCTACTAACGATTCCGTTAGCATCTGCCTTAGAACGAATCTTATCAGCAGTGTCTCGAAGAATCTGCTTTACAACATCATTATTAGAGCCACGAGCAGCGGATTCCATTTGATCGATCAATTCCTGTGCCCGTAACGGATAAAAACCGTTTTGCTCAAGGCTGTCTTTTTGAAGCATCTTCATTTTTGCTTCTGCCCGTTTCTGTGCCGCTACATCCTTGTAGGCAACAGAACCTTGACGAGCTTCGGCAGCAATATCACCAGCAGTCAAAAATCCAGGTTTTCCTTGAGCAGCGACAGCAGCCTGTTGCCTAGCCGCCTGCCCAACCAGACCAGAAGTTTGCTCCGCTGCCGCAATACTATTGAATCTGTCAGAAATATCTCTTTCTAACTTACCAATAATATCGCCAGCCGTATCTGTCTGATTAAGAGCTTCTTCACGCATCCGTGCAGTCTCTCGATCACGACGAGCTATTAGAGCTTCGCGTTGCTCTGGAGTTCCTGCAATATCAGTGACAGCACGCTCACGGGCAGCCTGTTGTTCAGCTTCTCGTATAGCAAAAGATGCTTTTGGCCCTTCAAACTGCGTCTTTAATTTTTGCTGCAATGCAACAAGCTCAGCCGCAGAAGGAATATCTGCCAATGCCTCAGCGGCAGTGGGACGGGAACCCGTAACAAGTTCTTTGGAGTCCTGAAGAGCTTTGATGACAGCATCTCGTTCCTGGCCAGCAAGGTTGTTTAGATATTCTTGTACTGCACGCTCTCGCCCCTTGCCAGTAAGTCCCCGGGCGGCTTGGTTTAGTTTTTGAACTCCTTTAATTCCAACTTCAAAAGTCGGGCCAAGAATACTACCAACAGCGGCCTGCAATGACTTGGTTAAGAAAAACTCTTCACCAGACATTTCCGTTGCGCCTTCAACACCCTGGGCAACTGCTTGTTGTGCACCGATTAAAGAAGAACTTACAAGAGGAGATCCTCCCCTTGCAAGAACTAATTTATTCAGAGGAGAAAGAACGGCCCCTGTAAAACCAGCAACATCCATTCCATCCGGCTTAGTAGCCTGTCCTACGACATCGATAGCACGGTTGATTGTCTCAGACTGCCCTCCAGTAATTAACTGCCCTAGCCCAAGTGCAGGATCAACCACGGCCCCTCGAAGTAAACGAGCAGGCATACTCTTTAGTGCTTCTTCCTTAAGAATCTCAGAAAAGGGACGATCCCACCGATTTTGAGCAGTGGCTTGGGG